GCTTAAAAGGATTCGGAACTGCAGGGCAGCAAATTCCAAAAAAAGAACCGCAAAACCGATTCCAAAAAGGATTAAAACTTAATGCTAAAGCCGAAGCCATAAAAACTGCAGCACAAATATACCAGGGTACAAGTGTAACGCCAGACGAAATAATAGAATATGCACAAGTATTAGAAGCATATATCAACGGTGAATACCCAATAAAAGAAAAACCAGATCCAGCCAAAGGTTAGTTGTAGTTAACAGAGGTGTTAATAAAAAGAGGGCATACGCCCTCTTTTTTAAGTTAGCAAAGAACTAACGTTTTAATATTACTCTTTTTCTGATTCATTGAAAAGCGGGGCAGGTTTAGCATTACCTGGGAGGACTTGAGATGTGTCTAGCTCATATACAACATTTTGCGACACAGCGTTTTGAACATCAGTAGCGGTCAAACTACGTTCTTTGTATCTACCAACTATATCAGCGCCACCCTCAACGCCCAAATAACCTAATATGAGTATGCACATTTGATCATATTGGTGTATTGAATACAAAGCAATAACACCAGACAACGTTAATAAGAATTTTCTGGACAGTAAAGACTTTAAAAATACTTGCATTTTACTTAACCTTTCTATAAATTGACTCTGTAACTAAAATATATTTACCATTGATCTGCCCTTGCCAATCTTCGGTAATAGCTTTCTGCCCTAAATCTTGAGCAAACAACGCTTTATCTGCTGCTATATTATCGGACAAAGATTCAGTAATTTTAAAAGCGTCAAAACCTACAAAATTAATACGAAACTCTGCACGGGTTAAATCTCTACCCTGCAACTGCCTAACTAACTTATAAAACCGAGTAAACCATAAATCATTATCTTCTATCATAATAACCCCTTTACCTATAAAAAGTTCAGGATCAGACTGCTGACCATTAACTCTTAAAGTATGATGAACATGTACACCAGTAGCATAACCTGATTTACCCATAATACCAATAGACTGCCCTTTGGTAACTTTCTGCCCTTGCACAGCAATGTAACTTGCTAAGTGACAAAAATAATCCCGATAAACACCCGATTCTAATATTATATATTGACCATTAGTGGTATCTTGACCAATAGCTACAACAGTTGCAACATCTGGGGCAAGTATTTTTAAATCAGGAGAAACGTAATCAACACCAGTATGCCAACCACCATTAAGCGGATAATTCTTATCATAACCATACGGCTGTGTAAGCTGGTAACGACCACCAACACAACGGATCCTCATACTATTGCCTATCCAAAACTTGTTCGTGTTCAACGGTTTGATGGTGAACAGTCTGCTTATTTATAATCATGCCATCTATGCGATCCATGATTTGATTTTTATTATCCACTGCTATTTCTGCAAGATGTCCGTTTCGTTCTTTTGATTCTCTTGCCATTCGATCATTCGTTTCAACAAGACTATTAACAGCTTTAGTATTATTATCTAAAAGCTTAAAAAGAGTTGCAATAGTACTACCAAGTATCCCTATTAAAGCCAGTACTATTGCTGAATCCATATTTAAAATCATATCAGGTTTTAATTATAAAGTTAACTACTCGATACGGTTGCAAATTTGCATGTGCGCCACCACCGCCAGTAGGATTACTATTTTGACCACCAGATACGTTAACCATCGGACGATTAGTAAAAGATGCAGACGCAGACAAGCCAAAGCCTGCGGATTCATTATTAGACGCATAAGCATTTATGGCGTGTGTATGTGATGGAATTTCAGCAGTTGCAAGCGTTACTGTTTCCGCACCACCGCTATTGTTAAGTGCCGCAAAAGTGCCACTAGAATGTTTGCCGACTGGTACACGTTGGCGCATATCGGGAATATAAAAACTGGTAGTAGTAGAAACGCCCCAAGTATCAGCTAGTAATACCCACAAATCAGGATAATCGGCTTTAAGCACAAGCGAACCGTCACAAATAAGAAAACCTGCAGGCGCAGTAATAGTAGGCCACATAATTAATTGACCTGTAAAACCAATCGGAACAAGTGATTTCAAAGCTAAATCAGCTTTATCCTTGCGAATATAAGTATTTAAATCTACATTATATAGTTGATCATTACTATCATTTGCCATAACTATTAACCGACTTCCTTAGTGTCCGCTTCCCAGCCCCTATAAATGTACGGTACGGCTTGCGCTTGCGAGCGTTCATAGTTCTAATACCTTGTGATGTATCAGTCTTTGTTCTTGCAAGCGGTGTTAACTCAGTGCTTTTACCTAGTTGCGGACGAACTCTTGGCGCTGTCAATAGAATACCACTATTAGCCAAAAGATCTTGTAAATTATTAAATATATCAAAATCCCACCATGCCAAAGCTTTATAACCAAAAGCTTCATAAACTGCCATTTTATAAGCATCTGCTTCTATAGCTGCAGGCTTGCTATGCCAATAACTACCCTGTATCTCAATAATAACTTTAACACTTGGAATAATAAAATCTGCTTGGTATGTCTTTAAAAAATCTATCTCTGGTTTAGCAAAAGTAACATCATTAAGATAATAAAATTCAATTCCTGCCTGGGTTAACGCGTTATAAACAATCTTTTCAGGCAAAGTGCCGAAGCCAAGAGGAAAAGGGTCGATCCAATCAAAAAGATTAGTTTTATATCGTCTGTCATAAGATTGTTGTTTACGCTTTGTTGTGGTTATCGTACGTTTAATACGTGGCATGTCAAACCTCTTGCAAAAGCAAAGTAATTTCACTATCCCGATTACGTGCTGAACCCGTGACAATAGATTCATCAGATAATTCAATTCTTTCGTTCTGAATAGTGCGGACAATCACTCTATACGCCAAGTGAGCAACTTCATCATCAACATGAGTAATTGCAGTAGAGCCAAGAACCCCACGAACAACAGTTAAAGTTGTAGATGTTTTAGCAGTAAACCGCATTATCTCTGTGCCAGCTTGTAAATAACCCGTAGACCCCCGAATTATGGAAGTGCTGTCAACATTAAGTGTAGTTGTAGATGCGTTATGTGTACCACTCAGAACGAGAGTATCAGTATCAAGATAAACAACAGGAACATCGGAATCACGACTATTATATATACTACCTCGTAGCAAATCAACAAGCTGACTACCATCAACCAAATCTGCTAGTTGTAACGGTGCAAATTCATCGTCACCATAACATAAAGCCGTAAAAGACCATTGAAATTTAAAATCTGGTTGGAGCGTATAACGATGTACAAATCTTTCTAGCCCGTAATCTGCTGTAGGTGTACCCGTAACTCTTAATTGAATCTTATCATATGTAATACCTGCAGGAAGATTGTCAGCAACTACTAAAGTTGGTGCAGAAGCAGTAAGAGTGCCTATAGTAACCCATGCTGCAGAAGCATCAAACCCAGCTACCCTATACTTAACAGTATACGTATCTGCTGCAACAGTACCATCAAAAATCAAATTTAGCTTCTCTAGTTCTTTAGTAATCTGAGGAAAACCACCATCGAAAACACTCGTAACAATATCAATAGAAGCGCGAGTGGAAGCACTCGTATAATGGCTAAACCCATTCTGAGGATTCAAAGTTGAAACAGCCACAAACTCATTAATATCTGTACCGTAAGGAATAATCTTATGTGCTTCGTGTTGCCCGACAAAATCTTCTGTACCTGAATTACGAGTCAACGTTGGTAAACGACCATAAGTAAACAAACCAACACCATCAAAAACCATAACCCTACCACCGATTGTCGTAGTTGAATCGTAGTTATACCCCATGCCAGCATCATACTTAGCAGTATTATAGTAATCGCTATTACCAAATAAAATCCATAACCTATTAAGATACTGGCGCATGTCTATCGCATGACCTAACTCGTTAAGATCATACAACTTTTCAATCAGTGACCCATTAAAACGATACAAGCCATCGTCCATAAAATAGTAAAGATACCCACGCATAACAGTAAACAAACGATAATTATCTCTGTGCATTTCTGGACGATTCTGCTCTATAACCACAAGCTTAATACCATCAAAGGCAAAAAACCCATCGTCACGCCCTATAAAAATACGATTATTGTAAACAAACATAGAAAAATATTCCAAAGTAGAGCCAAAACTGTTAACAGGTAATGTTGCAACCTGATCCCAAGCAGTAGTACCAGTAGTACCAGTATAACGATAAAGATATGATCCATCAGTACCGTATATAGTGCCATTAAAATTAACTACAAAAGTCATAGCAAGCGCGCTGCCTGTTATAGCAGTAGTAGCTGAAAGGTTAGAAGTAAGCCTATAAAAGTTAGTAGTGCCAACACTAGCCCAATAATAACCCCCCCACTCAATAATAGAATTTATAGTACCTGTTATAGCTGCAGATGTAGCGGTAGAAGATAAAGGTTGAGCATCACGATTCATTAAAGCAACATAACTTGTAGAACCATACTTTGAAACACCAAAAAGAAAACTAGCAGTATCACCAATACAAGTTAATTTACCCTTATCTGACAAACTGCCAACCCCTATACCGCCACTTGTCCATGTTTTAGCAGGATACAAAACACCATCTAAATAACGGTTTATAACGTTTTCCATAGCATAAGACATATTATTATCTTTGTCTTTGCGCTGTATAGTACCCCCCTCAAAAGTAATAGTTTTAGATCGTAATAAATCAAATTCGCTTTCTGCCTGATCCCCAGAACTTAACCGAGGTATAAAAGGTGATACTTCTGTACGCTGGTAAGAACGCACCCTATAAGGCACGTCATTAAGCTGTATGTCGTACTTCGTTTTATCAAGCATAGTAGCCATTACTGACCCTCTGCGCTTAACTCATTCTCAAGAATAGATATAGCACGATCTTCATAAAATCGAACAAGATCTTTCATTTCATCAAGTGTACGCACACCATTCATCTGCTGATAAATATTAAACTTTCTCTTATTGCCAACTATAAGTATTGCAAACTCGGCCATAGTAAAAAGATACAGGGGCAACATAGCTGCTGGGTAATCAGAAGCTAACAAAGCTAAATCAGCATCAGTATAAATAAAAGGACGTTTTGCTATAACCTTAACACTTGTAGCAGTACTTATCCCCTCACTAATATAAACTTTGTTACGATGTTGTCTCCAAAGATCAACTTCACGCCAAACATCAGTACTAGAAGTTCTAGTATATAACCTTTCCAATGAACTTGCTGCGTTAGGTAAGGTAAAACTATCATCACCAGAAGCTAATGAAACAGTAGTATCTTCAGCTAACTGATACTGTACAAAAGGCGCTAGTCTAGGTACAGCTTGTTCTACACACTCAAGAAGCATTGTATCAAAAGTAGTATCAGTAATATCAAGCTTAGTCTTGACTTTTGTTCGTGCAGCTACTATCTCGTTAGCCATGTGCGACCCCTATTTTATGCTGCAGCTACAGGCGCTCGCTTAAGAGCTGGATTCTTCTCGTCACCCTCAACAGCCTGTCGGTACTCTTTTTCTGTAATTCTTTCAACGTTAACATCTTTATCACAAAGATCAGCAATAGCTTGGCTTTTAACTTCCAAGTATCCTACACGAATAACGTCACCTTTCCACATGTCATAGTACTGTACAAAAGAAGCTTGTTCCGCAACTTCTTGTTTTAAACTATTGTCAGGCTGTTTAACCATCTTCTGTACTTGAACAGTAAGCCCAGCATATACAGGACTTTTAAAAAAATGACTTTTAACTTCTTTTGCTATATCTTCTTTTGCTACTTCAGCCATCGTAAATACCTCGTTAATTTTATATCAATACAAAATCGACTATAAAGCCGTAATCATTAACACTCGCAACGCTGCCTTGTCGAACAGCTAAGCCCTCGCCTTGCTTAATAGCAAAACACTTACCACGAAGTAGATCCTGATTTTGCAATGCATAAATTGCAGCATTGGTTTCTTCAGAAAAAAGATACGCAGTTGAAAGCCAGTTGGCAGAAGTAGCACCAGCCGTAGGTAAACGGCGCGCAGTCACACCAGTTGGCAGCGTAGCAGTGCCAGAATCAGCTTTAACAATTGTGGCAGCGTTTGTGGCGCTACCATCAGCAGTTGCAGCAACGCCACCCGTACCAATAGCGCTCGTCCTAAAAACATGCGCTTCAACAGCAACAGCACCAGTAACAGCAACGTCACCACGAACGACAGCATGAATAGCAGTAACAATTGCAACCTTGTTAGACCCAGCAAGATTAAAAAGATCAAAGAAAATTTGACTAGCGCCAGCAGTAACGGGGCTAACCATCAAGCGGTAAGCGTCACCGTCATTACCATATTTGGCTTTTATAGTCGATAAATCCATAACTAAATAATTACATACTACACAAATAAAAACAATAGGGCTACAAAAAATGCAACCCTATTGAAAAGTTAGCTACTATTCGACTTAGGTTAAGCCGTACATTTTCGCCATGCCACCCTGGAGTTTAAACACCAGTGTGTACTTAGCGCGCAATACTTTTTTACTACCATCTTGACCTGAAGTAGTAGCATCAATGACAGAAAGTTTACCGTTAATACCATTATTCACTAGTGGTATTAGTTCGATGTAATTTGTGTCAAGAATATACAATTCATCAGTCTTAATAGTGTGGTCAACGATGATGTCAAGCTCGTAGTCAAGAACACCACTTTGCCAAGTCATAACGATAGGATTACCGCCAACATGGTCACTATTACGCTTGCCAGTCCTAACAACGTTTGAATCAAGCGCATCAAGCTTTTGCTTTTGAGTAGGACTAACCACGATTAGATCGGGATTACCGCCTGCATTAACAATAGCAAGAATTTGCGCGTCAATGCCAGCAACAGTTAAAGCACCAGCAACGTTTGTAACATTAGTAGTCAAAAACTGATTTACGCCACCCATAACATGAATCTTGTTAGTAGTATCTTCGTAACGAACACCATAAAACACTGCTTGAGCAAACAACTTCCAGAAGTACAAAGTAATTCTTTCAAGTTGAACATTCATCGGATTACCCATTTCTGCAGAAAGCTGAGCTATTTCATCAGTACTCATATCTACAGAACGGTCAAACGTTTGAACGTAGTTGTACAAGCGGTCAGCATTAAGCGTTGTGCCTGCAGGGGCAGTGTTATTCTCAGGTGCAGCAGCGCCTAGATTGTAAGCGGTCTTTGCAGCATGAGCAGCACCAGTGGTGCCAGCGTATCCACGAACAACAGTAAGGCTAGTAGAACTAGCTAGTGCTGTAACACGTACAATTTCTGATTCAATCTGCAATAAATCGTTTACTTGGTAACCGTATGCACTACCAACAGTTACAGAAGTTCCTGAACCGTCAGCAAATGTTACAGTTTCTCTACGTACTGGAAGTGCTGTTTCGTTCCATTCGTGCTTAAAAGACTTAGCAACAGTATCGCCACGGTTTGATATAAGCCGCTTAATAAACTTGATGCCGTTATCTCTAGGGTTAAGAAACTTAATCCCTTTCTCAATGTCCAAAATGTGATCATCTTGGTCATCAAAACTAGTTCGGTTTCCCGATACAATTGATGGCAAAGCCATGATTTAACTCCTAATTTTTCCTGCGTTGCAAGTTAGAGAGGTAACTAGTAAAAGTTGATTTCCCTTGCTCTTTCGTAGTTTTTTCTAATTCTACTTCTTGCTCTGCAATTTGCGCGTCTGTAAGTGTATTATCACTTTCAAGCTGTACACTACGAAGTGCGTCCTGCTGTAAACCAGTAAACTTATTTTGCAGTTCAGTTGCGATTTCCTCAACTTCTTCTTTCGAAGCTGCAAATTTAAACATTGGATCATCAGCTTTAACATTAGGATACTTCTCAGTATCCGTTAAAAGCTGTGAAACATATGAATCACGTGATCGCTCAGCTTCTTTAGCGGATAGAAAATCTATCTGTTCTTGCAAGCCCTCATTATGAGAATTTGCCTGATCTTTCTTAGATTGCTGATCTCTACGTGCTTGTTCCGCAAGATCGACAGTTGGTTTACTTGACCCGTCACTGCCTTTATCAGTCGGTTGTCCATCTTTAGATGAATCCTCTACTGGCGGCTTATCGGACGGATTGCTTTCGTCTGCCATATAACACCTTTCTTTAAATGTACAGGCTCAATATAGCACATTAAGACTTGTAGCGTAAACGCTTTGAACGACCAAAAGTATTGCCAAAAGTTGTTCGTGCTTGTTTTTCAAAACTTTTTCGTGCTGCAGTAAAGCCAGGCATACTATCAAGTGTTGCCCGATACTTCAAACGGTTAGACAAACGAAGACTATCCCATTCGGCTTGTGTTGTTGGTTGTTGCTGTATACCTAGCTCTGGGTGTTTCTTTAAAAATGCTTGCTTATCTGCCTTAGATGTAAGCGCATAGTATTCACGCCATAAAGCGCTTTTTTCGTACTTCGCCTTACCTGCTATATACTTATCCCTTGATTCTGCAGATTTAAAATGTTTCCCATCAAACTCAAACGCAGTGCCACGATTAGCACCACCAGTACGATTTAAATATTCCCAATCACCACGTTCATATGCCAATTTGCGCGCATACTTTAGTTTGCCTGCTTCGTACTTCGCCTTACCTGCTTTACGCCGTGCCTGACTGTTGTTTTCATCACGCTTAAGAACAAAAGGGTTGATTTCGCCTTTTTTGGGGAGTTTGTAATAGGGATTTTTAGCGAAAGTATGATCTCTTTTCCATTCGTCAAATTTTCCAACAAGGTATGATCTGCGTTCGGAAGCTTTAGTTTTAGAACCTGGTTGTCGTGCAAAGTAATCTCGCCACCAACCAGTATCTGGGGAGTTAAACTGGGCAGCTTCTCTTTTAAGTCGCTTGGTATTACTTGTAGTCGCTGTATCATACTTCGACCAGTATCCGTCATAAATATCTTTCTGTAAATCAAAGCCGTATTTCTGAGCTAATGCAACTTTTTCTTTCTGAGCGTCTTTGTAGTTAACATCTTCTTTAGCAGCCCAATCAACAGCAAAAAAGTCTTTGTTAAAATCAGTAAGGCGTTTCTTAGTATCAAACTCAGCCCTGTTAAACTCTACGCCACGTGGCACACCAAAAAACGACTTCAAACTACTATAAAACTTCCGATTATTATCTAACCCAAGTTTATAATTACTCTTAGACTTATCCCAGCCTTGTCCCCATTTACTATTACCAGACTGTGAAAACCACAAATCAATATCCTTATTATTCCTGTTTGCCTGCGCTCTAGCTAAGTTTACTTGCGGAAACCGTTCACCAGCTATCGTCCAAGCTTTACGATCAGTATTCTTATTACCCAAACGGTCAGAACTAGTAAGATAATCTGCAGCAGTTAACGCATACGGATTAACCCCAAAATTTAAAGATGTTTCAGGATTAACTGCAAAAAATGGCAAACCATAAAAATTATTACCAATCTTAGCTTTACCTTTATAAAATTTACGTGGGTCATATGTAACTTCTTTACCTGTTTCTGGATCAGTATACGTTTGTACCTCTTGTGGCAAAGCATCGTACGGTCTTTGATAAAACTGTTTATAACCCTCTGAATACACCTTTGCAGAACGTGGACTATGAAACGGCATTGTAGCGCCAAGCCGTATAATAGACTTCTGCCAATTCCAGAACGGTAAAATGTTTTTTATTGGTCGTTCCCAGTTCTTAGTACCATAATCAAACAACCATCGATTAACTTGCTTTAAAGCTTTCTCATCAGAAAACCCCTTATCTTTAAGCGCCATAAACGTAGCCAACCGCGAAGTATCTTCAATCTTGCTCGCTAACTTATTCTTACCAAAATCTAAAGCAATATTACTAACAACACCCTCTGGCACAGAATCTACAGCCTGCTGCCAATATTTCTTGTTAGTCAATAACTTGCCATACTCAGAAAATATGTCTACCCCAGCAGCGCTAACACTAGCTGGTACATTCCATGCAACGTTGTTCACATACCACGCAGGGTTAAACTTAAGAACCGCGCGCTTCCAAAAGCCTATAGGAGTTTTAGACTTGTTCCGCAGTAAAAACTCATTAGATTTACTAAACTTAGATGGTTTATACATCTGCTTAGTAATACCAATCATCTTAGAAATGTCTTTCTTTTCCGTTATAAGATCAGTTAATTTATCTAAGCGCTTGGCTTCAGAACTAGTATTGAACAGTGTTGCATTAGTACGCTTTCGAAAACTGTCAAATAACTGTGTCGCAGATTGTATCGATGTTTGTTTCTGTTCCTGATTAAACCAATTAGACCTCGGACGAGATATATCATCAGACTTAGAAGCATCGAACGGCTCAACCTTCCGATTAGAGTTTGGTATATAAGATTTTCGGTAAGCACCATGCACCTCATCAACCATCTTACGCCCCTCTTTTTGCAACCGTGCCTGTGATGAACTCATAAATGGCGCTGCTCTACCTCGGACTTCTTCTAAATCCTTAGTATGCAAAAAATCTGTATGCGACTTAAGCTGTCGGGCAGTATCTTCAATATAACGTCTACGCGCCTTATCAAAACCCCTCGGCAAATCTACTTGTTCCCAAGAAAAACCCTGCTTCATAAACCGACGGCTAGGTTTACCCTCTGGATACGTAGTGTAATTTATATACTTCTGCAATAAAGCTGCATCTTCATCAGTCATATTCGCTAATGCTTTGCCCTTATTGGTGCCAGCAAAAGTCCTATACTTTAAACCTTTCCAGTCTTTAGTAATAGTATTTATCTGATCAGATAATGCGCTACTTTTATCAAGCAAGCTTTTGTTATCACTAAAAAAATAATCTAAACGGCTGCCCTCTGATCTTTTAACAAACTTAGTTAAACGGTTAGGACTAATACCTTTTTTAAACTCATTGGCTATAATCTGCTCAGCTAACCATTTATTTTTACCAGCAGCCTTAAACGCCTTATCACCGATTGTATGTTTAATAGTATTCATAAAGCCAGCTAAACGGCTATTTTTACCAACCTTAGTAATGCTACCTGCGCCATTAAACCAAGACAACGGATCTGCCAACATATCAACTGCATCATCACCATACTTAACACGAAACCTATCAACGCCAGATGGTTTACGTGTAATAGTACGCGGTTTACCATTTACGGTAAATTGCTTAGTCCAACCACCAAGCCTTGCTGCTTCGTCAACTTTAGAAAACCCTGCTAACCGTTGACCCTTAGTAGCATTATAGCTTTTCTGTAACTGATTCCAGCTTAACTTAAAAGGGTTTGAACCTTGCCCCTGTAAACCGCCCTTTTTCTCATCACCACCATAATACAAACGTAAATTATTAAGATTAACAAAGTTCTTTACGGTGTTTAGCCCTCTTTGTGGTTGACTAGCTGTCCAAGTAAGTGCGTTCCAACTCTTACTACCAATGCCGCCAACTACATCTTTAAACCCGCGACCTAATGTTGCAGCCTTACCAGACAAAGGTTTTTCAGAATACACAGCCAATTCTTTTTGACTCTTTGTAAAATCTGCAATATCAGAAGTAATTTCTTTGTATTCTTTTTCAAGCCACCAATTAGCATGTGCAACACGTTTGTTATACTCGGCTTCCGTATCAGCCTGCATAACCCAATCTTTAAACTCAGCACCGCCCTTTTCATAGTTGCGTTGACGTGCCATGATCTGACTGCCCCAGACTTTTTCGTTCTGTTCAAAATACTTAACCGCTAATTCACGACCACCACGCTGCCTGCGAAGTAAACCAAAAGATGCCTTATCAGACAATTTACCAAGAAAGCCAGTTGCACCAACTTTTAACTCATTACTAAATGCATCAGTTAAACGCTTTTTCTCGACTAACCTTTCAGCTTCTTTACGATCTTGCTCTTGCCTAAACCGTATCGCTGCAGCAGTACTTATTTGAGCTGCAGTAGCCGTTTGCTGAGGATTATATTTTGGTGCTTGTAATATTGGTGAACTACCTTGTATAGGCTTTGTTGCCGTTTGTTGCAGATTAGCAGTTTGTTGCGGATTATAAGTAGCCCCCTGCATGGCATAGTTATTAACAACCTTGAGGGGTCTACTTGGCGTATAACTAGATACGACCTTGAATGGCATAATTAAACCCCACTAAGTACTTGACCAGGTGTCGGCACTTCGCCTTGTGGCTGGAAAGGATTTTGCCCGTTTTCGTCCATAACCCCAGCAGTAGGATCAAACTGCTTAAGCGCTGTTGCACCCTCTGGGTTAAGCATAGGATCTGCTTGTTCAGCCTGTAATCTCTTAAACTCATCTTCTGGGGATAATACGCCAATTTCGTCAAGACCATACTGCCTGCTAAAGAATTTGTTAGTAACGCCATCAAGAATAAACCGTTTGTATGCAATATCATCTTTAGGTGTAACGGCTGCAGGAGTAACAACAGTCACATAATTACCAGCTATAACGTCCTTAGTAAACGTAACACTAAAGCCCTGCCCTTTTTCGTACGTCTTTTTACCCTCAATAGAACGCATAGAACTGTGAGGCATAAACCCATTCAAAGTAAATTGTTCGTTAATCTTACCAAACTTATCATATCCGCGAAGTATCTTAGCATTAATGCCCTGCAAAAACGCCTTATACGATTTATTATAGTGATTAATCATCTTCTGCGTAGGCGTAAAGTACATACCAAGCGCATCACCAGAAGTATTAGCGCCTACAACTTCGCCAAATGTAGCTGTCGGAAAACCTGCTGCATCTTTCATACGCTGGAAACAATCTTGCAAAGCGGTATCAATCATCTTTGTTTCAGGTATCGTCAACAAAGCCAAATCGCCATTTTCTTTTAAGCTAACAAAACCACCGTCCATAGCCATCTGTGCTTTAACATCTTGTTCATTACTCTTGTAAATACCCCGACCATAAACCAAAGGATTACCAAGCTTACGAACTACATTAGCGCGCCTGCGCCACAACTCATTAAATTCAGCTTGCAACTCCTTAATCTTAGACAAGTAAAACTTAGGTGTCTTGTTGAACGTGGCAATCTTATAAGGCATAGCCACATCAACAGGTATACCACCTTGCAAATGCTTGTATGGCTTCTTCAAAAACTGTTTGCCAACAAATTCAGTACTCGTATCTGCATCATCACGAGTTATAACCAAAAAATAATCTTCATTATCAAGCGGCACTTCACCGTAATCAGCCAACAAATCATAGACCATACCATCACTACTAGTCGGAGTAACACCATACTTCTTAGTAATAGCCGTCCTCGTCATAGGGGTAGCAGTCCAAAACACCAACACTGCCCCATCACCAGAATCAGCCTTTTGCCAATAACACCGTCTTGGATCATGCCGAGTTATCTCAGGACACCGCGTATCTACATTAAACACCGTTCGCGCAACACAAGCTGCCATAATTGAACCATCAAACGTAAAGTCACCCCAAAGTAAATCCATACCATTCTTTTCATGCGCTGCCATAACAATTTTTTCTCGCATGTCGGCTTGTTCGCCCTGATCTGGCGTACTTGGAACATTGATTCTTGGAAACTCACTAGTATGAAACCACAACTTGTCAGCAAACATCTGTACCAAGTTAACCCCAATCTTAGTATTCTGGGGCATATTAGGCTTAGGCGCATAAAAGAAATTACTTTCATAGCCATCTAAATACATCTGCATATCATCATGCAAAGAGTTAAAACCTACTTGTATATCTTCAAATTCTTTTCGAAGTTCGTTAACATCACTAATATTTACTTTCATACCATACCTTGCATGTAACTAAATTGAGAATCTACCGTAGGCAATTCATCTGCAGGTTCAAAAAACTTATCCACCGCACCCCCAATAGCCATGACACAATCTTGCACAAGCTTCTTATCGTTATATCGATACGACTTAAATTCTTTTTCAATTTGTGCAATCTTTGGTATCATAATAGCTTTAGTATCGCAAGCTAGCTTCAATTTTTCAACCATATTCGTCTTTTGACGGTTCAAACCATTCTCGCCCATCACAACTGGACTACTCCAACCTTCCAAAAAAGCAGTCAATACATCACCGTTACCAGTACCATCATGGTATGCATCAGAACTAAATCGCTGTATTGTTTCCAAAATCGTTTTCTTTACTTCCGCAAAATCAAATATACTCGGTCTTATCCGCTTATATTCTACCAACTTAGCTGGATATATAGTTGTGTCAAATGTCACAGAAACTAAAGGATCGCGCTTGCGACCATAATCCGTATACGTCACAAAATCATGCGTATAATCAATCTCTGGCATTTGCCACACTTCGCCATACTGATCAAAATCACGTTCCAAATAATTCTTAACAAACACCCCAGAAAGCTGTCGAGTGTTAAAAACATTATCCTCGCCTGCATCAAAACTACATTCATATTCCCTCAAAAAGGCTAGTTCACCAATAGCATTAAACGTCTGCTGATACCAAACGCCTGTTCGTGCTTGCTCTATCCAATACGCCTGCTGCTTCCTGTCACCCTTAAAATAAGCAGCCATAAACTCCTTATAATACGGGTTATAAAAAGGCACAAACCACCACTCAAATTGATGATAACTATAACCCATATCTTTATGATTCTCGCAAATATCATAAAACTTACCAGCCTTAGTATCAGGACTACTAAAACCAGTTATCCGCCCACCTGTTCGCGATATAGTCGGGTAACTAGCTTCATAAATCTGCTTGGCATACTGGGTGTGCGCCATCTCGTCAAAATACATATCTGTAGCCGAAAAAGACCGACCCGACTGCTTGCTACTCGTCAATACACGTATCTTGCCACCTCTAGCATTAGCGGCATTCTTAGTATTCGTTACCGTAAGCGGACTATAGTTAGGCTCTTTATCCTTAACCGACTGATAAGCCAAGTAAAACTTATCCAAAAAGTTAACTGCTTCGTCCTGACTTTTAGACAATACAATAATCTCTGGTGCTTTCTTATACAACATACTATGTACCGCTTCCCCAGCACTAAAAGCAGTCGTAAAGCCACCTTGACGCATCTTGTTCTCAATACGCCACCGCGAAGTATCAGCTAACAAAACCTGCTGTGCATAATACGGTTCAAACTCAATATCCCCCGTATTAGGCAATCGGATTAATGGACGGTACTCCAACACCCAACTGAGAGGATTCGTTTTCGCCCACTCCTGACGCTGTGTCTTGCTGCCCGTCTTGTACCACTCTTTGCTCGTCCACTCTTTGCTTAGCATAACGACCTACATACCCCTTAGCCTTCAGTATTTCACACCTATCCCTATAAGCAGAAAGCAAATCAGTATAATCTTTCATCTTAACAGAAGTAATATCCTTACTCATACGCTTTTCCATCTCCAACAAAGCCCAATATAACCGTTTAACCTCATTCTTTAATGGATCAGTCGGTACATTCAACTTAGTATCATGCGGTCTAACGTGCTTAGGCCGACCAGCTTTAGCTTTCACCATTACCCAACTCCTCATTTACAACCAGTATACCCAACATGCGCTCTGCATAAGCAACCTTACGCCGTGCAAACTCTAACTGTTCCAACCAATAATCCCGCAACTCTGGTATCATTTCCTGTTCAAGCATCGTTCACCCCTATATAAATACACCGCTTACCGACCACAAGAACACCGTAAATTGCTTCTCTATAAGCGGATAATTCCACATCAAAATCAAACTCAACAAACCAACCATACCAATTACCATAATTAACAAACCAAACATATACCCGACCCAACTCATAACCTGCCACTTTCTTACAAAGAAACTTGACATCAAACCATTGCGCTCTACTTCGTACACGTATCTTGCCCCCATAACCTAAATAATCAGGGTGCATTAAGCTCGCCCCAATCCTTAATCCTACCAGCTTTCTTAGCCATCTTACGCTTCTGCTGCCGATTCTTAGGTGCCATAGCTTCGAAAGCTTTTTCTTCCCTAGCTACCGCTAACAACCTGCCCCGACACTGCATATAATGTAAATGAAATCTTTTTTCTGTACGGTATCTTCGTGGACAATGAGGACACCAATAAGGTAATACCCTCATTACCAATCTACCTAATAATTTTTTTATCATAGTAAACCTATTTAACAAATACACTATATCATAATATTATATTTAATCTAGTTAGTAATTTATAGAAGGGCTAAGTAAGTAATGTATGTAAGTATAAAGGGTCTATAGCCCTAATCTATATGGATAGTATGTAAAGAGTAATTAGTAGTACCAGTAGGGATAGAGTAGATGTAATAGAGTATCACTAAACACCTATAAATATTTACTTCTTATATCTTTATCTTCTTATCTATCTTCTACTATGTAGTAGTAGTTAGTTAGTCAGTGTAGTGCCTTGTACCCTGCCCCTCTATCCCCTCGTATGGGTGTACTATCCTACCACCACCAGATGATGTCAATAGCAAGTATCTAATTCTACAACATCTGTATCTTATAATAACTACAAAGAATATGTATGTAAGAAATACATCAATGCCTTTACAATGTAAGCTAATCGTAGTGTAACGTTTGTACTTGGCTGTTTAATATAAACAGGCGTTTGGTTTGCTACTAACATAATCTTATGGTATAGCTAAGACCCTGCAAGCAAGTCTATGTAATAGCTCTATGTTTATCAATCTCATGTAACCCAAGCTACTGGCCACGCTATACAGCATGATCACTAGCTTAGTGTGCAGCAGGAGTACACAACCAAACCAACTGCACCTATATATATTAACAGATAGATATACACAACCTTGATGTAATTACTACACTTGTACTAGTACAGTGTGCCTGTTATTGTATAAGTACGGCAATAACCATAATAACAAAGGAGTACACAGCTCATGGATCACAAAACAAAAACCTTTCAAACAATAGGTATCTGGATAGCAAATACCCTACTAATACTAAGTTTAATAGCAGGAAAACTAATATAATGAAAATAGATTATATAGAATACGCAATTAATAACGGTGATAAAATAGAGTACTTTAGCAACCTTAATTCAATATACAATAAGCCAAAGCCACCGCTTAAGTTCTGGACAATCCGCAACTATGACAACGGTTTTAAGTCTATATATGAATACACGCGTAACGGCTTTACGTATGAATTAACTAATATGAAAAATTATTGGTAAAACATGAGTGTACAAACCTACCCCATAAAGTTTTACGCAAACGGTGAACTACAAATAACAAAAAAGTTAAGACCAGACCAAATAACAGCAATAACTAAAATGTTAGAAATGCTATAGCTGTGGAAGATGAACACACACATATATTCATGCCACGCCTTGCAATAGATTGGCAAGGTATAGATACAGCCTATGGCATATGTAGCTGCGGAGAAATGGACGCATGAAGCGACTTACTAACCAAACTATCAACTATATAAACGGCTTAACAAATAGCATACCATTTATCATCGACTCGACACCCAAGAAAGGCACAATGTATGGAATTAAAAGATTTAATCAACCACTACGGAACTTTGAAAAACGAAACAAACAAACTATACGCCGACTACAAAAATCTACAAATGAAGTTACAGCAAGCAAAAAGAGTACTAGAAAACAAATTAAACGAAATAGGATTAAAGTCAGCCAAATCGCAAAACTTTGGTGTATCCATTGCCACAAAGCCAAATATCACAATACAACACGAACAATCAGTACTAGAATGGCTAAAAACCACACCAAACATTGAAACAGATGTATACATAGGTTTAAAAACAACGGCATTTAAAGGTTTAGCACTACAAGTATTAAAGGAAACAGGAGAAATAATACCAGGAACAGAATTAAACCAAGTAGAAAGCCTGACAATTCGTAATAACAAGAAAAGATAAACATGCAAGTTACTGTACATAAGTTACAAACAATCCACCAAAAAGTAAAATACTGCCTGGAACGTTACCCAGAAACTAGAAATTCAGACATAGACCTATTTGCTCGGCTATGTGAAAACTTTTACCCACCTTTTGAACGACCATTATACGGCTGGCGTGATCTAGCTGGGGCAATGCACTCTGTACCATCTTTAGACCATATAGCACGTTGCAGACGAAAAGTGATACAAGAGAGCAACTATAAAAAATACTTGCCTACAGACGAGTATATAGCCCTGGGTCGTGGTTATGCGCGCAATACGTGGAAACAATACGCTATATCACATAACATACCAGAGCTACCCAAAGCTTCTAATATACCAATAGGCTACAACGACGATGGACAATACATAGGACAAGCCGACATAAGAACGCAAGAAAGGTTAATATGACACAAGATATAAAAGCTGAATATATAAGAAGATTCGCAATAGAACTAACGGATTTTGGCGGTGAACTACTAGAACACATAAAAAACCCCACAAAGTCATTAGAACAAATAACCCTTATATATGCATCTAAAATATACGATATATCAAACGCAGACTTCGAAGAAAACTACAATAGTGATCATAGAAAGGAACAAAATGGAACACCCTTCTAAAGAACAAGCAAAAGTACTTGATGCATTCATAAATGAAATAGTATCAATACGTTACAGATTCGTAAACTATGTTTTAGCACATGAACTATTACCAACGCTTACTAAAGCAGAAGTTGAGTTTATGAATGAGATCGCATTAGCCTGCGAAAAATTAAAAGACAGTAACACAGTAAGAAAGGCACAATAACATGGAAAACTGGGATAATAATGACCTACCCGAAAATCATCAATATATGCAAAATATAGAGTTCGTAGCCGTAACCGAGGGAACTTGGCAACGTAAAAAAAATGACGGTACAAACGAAATTGCGCCAAAGTGGGATTATATCAGCAAAGCAGACGAAAACGGTACATCTGTTCAAGTAGGCGTTTTCTCAAGTACAGATAAAGAATCTATAGAATTAAACAAAAAATACGACTTAATAGTTAAACGGGCAATAGGTAAAGATGGTACATTTTACGGTTATAG